TAAACACAAAAACGATGATAGACTTAAAGAATTTTCTTTAATGTCTAAGGGTTTAGGTGCTAATTATATTACTCAAAATATGCAAAAATGGCATAAAAACGATTTAGTAAATCGTATGTACGTCCCTATGAAGGACGGAAAAAAAATAGCAATGCCAAGATATTATAAAGACAAAATATATTCCGAAATGCAAAAATTAATCATAAATAACCATTTAAAGATTGTTATGTCTGAAACCGAACAAAAGCAAGAATTGGAATTAATTGAACAATTTGGTCATATGTGGTCAAAAGTATTATTTGAACGTCATGCAAATCAGTTTAAAAAAATGTATAAAAATTCTCAACTTGGAAGAGATAAATTAGAAAAATTATGAAAGTAAAAAACTCAATTAACGCGAATGAATTTGAAAAAAACTATCAAGTTTTTACACAACCTTCAATGACTATACCCGATCAAAGTATGTCAATCAAAACAATATTAGAAAGATATGCTAGGGGGCTCCCAGTGGGCGGTCGCCTAGATGAATATTATGATGAAGAAGATGATTTACCCGATCCTCGAACATTAGATTTAGCGGAGCGTCAAGAATTAGAAGAACTTTATAAGTTCGAAATAAATGAGATTAAAAATAAATCTCGAAAAAAAGTTATCAACAATGTGGATAACTCTGTGGAAAACTCACAGACCGACGAGACGGAATCGTAAGGGCTTTGCCCTGGATTCTGTCCGTCAAAAGCCCCGATGAGGGGCGATAAGCACTATATATCCTTGATATATTAGTGCTAATTGACACTAATTTAAAAAATAGTGTTATATTTGAAAAAAAAACGGAACGTAGTGGAGTGAAATTTGAAAAACAAACACTACTTTTAATGTGTCAAAAAAAAACAAAAAAAACTAGAATATGCCTGCATTTATAGTTCCCTTAGCGGCTGGTGCCGCAAAAGCTGCTACCATGTCAGCAGCTACAAAAGCAGCACTACTTAGTGGTGGTGCTCAATTAATTGGAAGCGGTATTAACGCTGGTTCTCAATTAGCTAATAATTCATCAATGTTATCTTATTCAAGAGAGATGTATGATAAGCAAAGATCGGATGCTCTTGCTGATTGGAATATGCAAAATGAATTTAATAGTCCAAAAAATCAGATGCTTCGATTTAAAGAAGCTGGACTTAATCCTAATCTTATTTATGGACAAATGGCTAACAGTCCTGTAGTAAGAACCTCTAGCCCTCAATCTTATTCTCCTACTGCACCTCAAATTGAATTAGGTACTGCAACAAATACTGCAATAGGTCAGTATTATGATACTCAATTAAAGCAAGCTACTATTGATAATGTAAAAGCTCAAGCAGACGCAAACCAACAAGTTGCATTACTTAAATCAATGGAGGTATTAAAGGAGTCTTGGAATACTCCTTTTTATGATGGTCTTGCTACAGCAAATGCAAATAAAACTTTTAATGAAGCTGCTTTAAAGGATGAAGAATATCAGCAATTTGTAGATTTTAAAGAATTAAGAAAAAAATCATTACAAGTTAATATAGATAATGTAGTAGCTAATACTAAATTAACTTCAGAAAATAAACTTAAAGTTCAAGAAGAAATTGAAAATTTAAAACGATCTGGAGAATTGCAAAAATTAGAAATTGATATGCGTAAAGCAGGTGTATCTCCAAATGATCCTGTATTAATGCGTATTATTGCACAAGGTTTACCTGTTGGAGATTGGTTACAAGCTGTTAAGAATTATGTAAAATCTAAATTAAAACGTTAATGGAAAAATTTATAGAGTTTATTCAAGAGTCTATTAAAACCATAGAGAATATGGAATTAGAAGACCAACAAAAATCCCTGGTTGCATCCAGGTTAGATAGTATTTGTGGATTACTTCAAATAACAATGTTTCATCTTAAACAAAACGAAAATGAGAAATCGTAGAGGTTACAAAGGACGTAAGTCCTACGGTCGTAAAGGTTACGGCAAGAGAAAAGTTTCACGTACATATTACATGTCACGCGGTGGAATCCGTTTATAATTATGGCTAAAAACATATTTAACTCGATTCAATTAAAGAAACCTAAAAAAAATTTCTTTGATTTAACACATGATGTTAAGCTTTCTGCTAATATGGGACAACTTACTCCCATATTGACTATGGAAGTAGTACCTGGTGATTCTATTCAAATTGGATGCGAAAGCATTATTAGATTTGCACCAATGGTTGCTCCAGTTATGCATCGTATGGATGTAACAATGCATTATTTCTTTGTACCAAATCGAATTTTATGGGACAATTGGGAAAAATTTATTACTAACAATGGACCTAATGGAACTGGTCCTGATATTGTAGCTCCCTATATTGAATTATTTGATGGTGCTTTCTTTACAGACGAAAGAAAGTTATTCTTGGATTATATGGGAATTCCTCCTGTACCTTCAGGAACTGCTGGAGTAACACAAGTTTCTGCATTACCTTTTGCTGCTTATCAAGCTATTTATAATGAATATTATAGAGATCAAAATTTAATTGCACCTGTCGATTATAAATTAGTTGATGGATTTCAAACTGCTGTTAAAGGTTCAGCATTTACTGCTGGATTAATTACTCAACGTAATAGAGCATGGGAACATGATTATTTTACGGCTTCTTTACCTTTCGCTCAAAAAGGAGCTGCAGTAGATATTCCTCTTGGAGCTGTTAATGGTGATGCAAATATTTATTCAAATGTTGGTACTACTACTCTTAATGGTTCTTCTGGTGATCCTGTTGTTACTGGTGATACTAACCCTGGGTTTACTGATCTATGGGCTCAAACTGATGGTTTAACTGTTGAGCCTACAACTATTAATGATTTACGCCGCGCTTATAGATTACAGGAATGGCTAGAAAAAAATGCACGTGGCGGTACACGTTATATTGAAAGTATTTTATCCCATTTTGGTGTAAAATCTTCAGATTCTAGATTACAACGACCTGAATATATTACAGGTGTAAAAACACCTGTAGTTATTAGCGAAGTGTTAAATACTAGCGGAATTTCAGACCAATTACCACAAGGTAATATGGCTGGTCACGGTATTGCAGTATCATCCGGTAAATCGGGTTCTTATTATGCTGAAGAGCATGGTTATATTATTGGAATTATGTCTGTTATGCCAAAGACTGCTTATCAGCAAGGTATTCCTCGTACATACAGTAAGTTAGATCCATTAGATTATTATTGGCCTTCTTTTGCAAATATTGGTGAACAAGAAGTAAAACTTCAAGAATTATATGCCTATACTGCAAATAAAGAAGATACTTTTGGATATGTTCCACGTTATGCAGAATATAAATATATGCCTTCACGTGTTGCTGGTGATTTTAGAACATCTTTAGATTATTGGCATTTAGGTCGTATTTTTTATAGCGAACCTACGTTAAGTCAAGAATTTGTAGAATGTACTTCTGGTCAAACACAACGTATATTTGCTGTTACTGATCCAGATGCTCAAAAGTTATATTGTCATGTTCTAAATAAAATTAAGGCAGTGCGTCCAATGCCTAAATACGGAACACCTACTATATAATGTCATCTCGATGTATAACTCCGTTTCAAGTTAGAGATAAAATTACCAATCAATGGATGGCGCTTCCATGTGGTAAATGTCCTAATTGTATGAAACGGAGAACATCGGGCTGGTCTTTTAGGTTGATTAAAGAGGGCGAACGCTCTGAAACTGCAATGTTTGTTACATTGACATATGATACTAAATACGTACCTCTGACTAATAATGGATATATGACTTTAAATAAAAGAGACATCCAAAATTATATGAAACGTTTGAGAAAGCTTTCTCATAAAAAACTTAAGTATTATGTATGTGGCGAGTATGGTAGTAAAAGAGATCGCCCTCATTATCATATGATTATATTTAATGCTGATGCTGAAAAAGTCGAACGAGCCTGGAGCGAGTATAAAGCTGGCTGTGGGTATGTGCCTCTTGGTACTATATATATTGGCGAAGTTAATGAAGCTTCTATAGGTTATACTTTAAAATATATGCAAAAATCAGGTAAAATACCTAAACACAAAAACGATGATAGACTTAAAGAATTTTCTTTAATGTCTAAGGGTTTAGGTGCTAATTATATTACTCAAAATATGCAAAAATGGCATAAAAACGATTTAGTAAATCGTATGTACGT